AGAAGCACGGACTGAGGACGGAGCATCTCATAAAGTCCACCAAACTCCGTGAACTGATAATTTGCACCCTGGCCAGAGATAGCCATAACGTTAGGATCGGCAGCGCGTAGGGCCTCATGCGGGACAATCAATCCACCGTTGTAGTTAACCTGCCTGGATTCCCACTGGCGCTGTACATCCTTTTCAAAGCCAGCCTTAGACCAGTCGCCAGAAATTTTGGCCTCAAGAGCGCGGGAAAGACTAAAAGACTTCTTTAGCTCCTTCGCATCCTCAACAGGAACAGTGGTGGTGATAGGCTGATTGCGTTCCCCGATGGCATCCATCAGGGCGGCCCTGATCTCATCCACGGACTTATCCGATCCGGAAAGCTCCTCATACTCGCGCAGGCAATTCTGCTTGGTTGCGAAGTTGTGAAGCTGGTTTAGTGCTTTTCTTTCCTCTGGCGTCATAGGTGATACCTCAATAACAATGTTTGGAATACCGGCTGTATCAACAGCACGTGTTTCTTCTTTAATAACTTCTAAAACTTCTGTTTTAGCTTCTATTACAGGCTCAGTAGTCTCTACGGTTACCGCAGCTACAGGTTCATCTGACCTGACAGAGTCAACATCAATCTCAATAGTTTCTTCTGAGTCAAAGCTTCTAGTAGATATCCCAACCGAGGGGTCAAATGGGATCCCAACAATAGAGATTTCCTTGATAGTAGATTTTGTAATGTTAACTACAGGCTCAGTCTTCCTATCCGCTGACCTAACAACTGTGTAGTCATCGACCGAATAACGGAATGATGTCTCCCTGTGGCCCTGGTCAACCCAGTTGCGGACCTTGTCCGCCATGGGGTCATCTTTGAAAAATCTAGCGTCTGCCTCGCCCTGTTTAGTGGTGGGGTTGATCCTTACATTTTCAGCCCTACCAATAACCTTATCTGGGTCATGGTCCCAAAGAAGGGGGACACCATTACGGGCATAGTCCATATTGATTGAGCCAGGATCATGCTTGATGATTTCTTTACCAAAGGCTCGCTGTCCCGCATATTCGGAACTGAAGGTGAGATGATAGCTCCCATCCTCATTAGGCTTTTCAGCTATAAATGATCGGCATTCCTGTATCTTTAGAATCTTCATATTTAGTCCTCTGGAAATAACTTCTTACTTTTATAATTATTTGGATTGTTTTCCTTGATCCTGAGCTGTTGGGTCAGGCTCGGTAGCAAAGTTGTTTGGCTTAATAGGCCCCTGGACCTGGGTATTAGCTGGAGCACCGGGCTTACCAAGAGCGGGGTCGTTAGTAGGCTTAACAGTTTCGTCAGTTTCGCCGTAATGGGTCTCTAGTTCCCTGTCGTGCTGGCGCTCAAGTAGTATCTCTTCATAGCTTTCGCCTCTAGCCGCAGCTAGCCGCGACTTAGACGTTGTACCTAAACCAAAATCAGCAATCTGGGCCTGGATATCCTTCAGGGGATCAGCAAACGGGAAGGCTGGCGCAATGAATTTGTGATCCTTATATACATCGTAATTGCCACCCACTGCTGGAAGATCAATGATCCCCTTCATGCAGGCCCATTCGATCCAATTTTCATAGATAGGATCTAGGATTTTTTGAATGAAGAAGTCCTGCAAATCCTCCAGGAATTGCTTGTCTTGGTTGTACGCCGCCTTCATTGAGCTAAAGGAAGTGCTCTGCCAGTCCCCATATAGGATGTTGTACGAAAGCTTTAGTCCAGCCGCGATATCCAACTTAAGGGACCGGGTGAAGGCATCAAAAGCTGTAGCTGGATGGCTTGGATTTAAAAAATGGGGAGTGACCCCTGCTGGTAGGGCCTCTGCCATGCCTGGCTCCAGATGGTTGGTCGTCACACCTGGTTCTAGGATTTGACCCCCAGTAGGGCCGTCCAGGGCTACTCCACCCTCATTGATGGGTGCTGGTGATCCTGCCGCTGGGCCAGCTCCTGCACCGTTGTAGGGGTCAGCAGTGACGGAGCCATCCTGGGTGTAGAAAACGGCTGTGCAGGACCCAACCAGCGCGGCTGTTACCTCTGCTTGCCGGTATTTGTCTAGCTGCTTAATCAAGGTCATGGAGGCCATGCATGGAGGCAGGCCACGGCAGGCCCCAATCTGGTGAGGCTTAAATGCGTGAATGACTTCATTGGGGGACAGCTTTAGAAGCGGACCACCATTAGCAGATTCCTGGGGATACCTGCTGTGGATCCAGTATTTGATTACGCGGTCCCACTCATCGCGCTCAACCCCCATGGAGTACAGGGAAGATTTACTTGCACCATCATAGGTTTCTTTAGCCAGAAGGTCAGAGTTAAGCAGTTGGACACAGTAACCGTCTGGGCCTTGTCCAAATAGGTGCCGGGCCAAGACTTCACCATCTGTAGCCCAAGCCTGAGCCCACATCTTGACGCACTCATCAAAGCTAAAACGACCTGAGACCTCAAAGTTTCCAGGACGGCAATGTTCCTCCCAGGCATCCTCAATGATCTTGGATGCTGTTCTATTGATTCCCTTCCTGGCGTTGCCAACCTTGGATTGGACCTTAAACGGGGTTAGGTTCTGCTGCAGGAGCCCAACATAACCTTGCATGACAGGGGAGTTTTCTACTAGATCCCTAGCCCTGGACCGGATTAAGGTAAAACCTGCCCTTACTTCCTGGTTAGGGGACAGCATAGAGCCAAACCAGTCACCGTTTAGCCTATCCAGCTTCATGCCGTCTGGCATATAGCGTTTCTGTTCACTTGGAACCACAGGCTTATCCATCACAGGCTTAATATTGAATCCAAAAAAATCCTTGAAACCCATATTATTTAATCCTTAAAATCTGAAATAGATAGCATTGCCCATCTGGAGTCCTTTTTCTTTGCGGACTTCGTACTCATAGTGGTATTGGAGCTTCAGTAGCTCAGTCCGCCCCTTGCGAAAGGTGCGACCCCCTACGCTATATTCGACGACCGCGTTAGTTAGATCATTAGCCAGGGCCGTTCTGATGGCGTCTAACATCTTTTCATTGGGGGTTCGCTGGTCAACCGTAGGTTGATTTAGCGATAGGTCAGGCATTATTCTAATGATGGTTTCACATAGGGTTCTGCGATTACCAGCACCGTCAACTATATATGCCTGGGCGTTATATCTCCCAGGTGCATAGGTGGTGGTAATGCTACTAGGTTGCAATAGCTGGAATTTATTTGGATTACCGGGATAGGCAATAGAGCTTAGAATAATTGGGGTTCCACCAGTTGACAAAACTAGTGCATAATATAGCGTATGAGTTGCGGGACTTACCCCAGGCAAATAGACTACAATATCCCAAGAATCAGATTGCAAGAGCTTTAAATTAGGGATGGGAAATACATTTTCGACGTTATACACAGATTGCCCTCTGTGAATAACTTCTGATTAGGTGTATTACCTCCAGCTTCCACTGTTCTGAATCTTATATTTAGCCGTTCTTGGCTGTTGCTGGGGTGTGATTACCTGCCTGGGAGGTGTAATAGGTTGTGCAATTTCTGCCTGGACAGGTCCGTGATAACTTAGCTCTTGCAGTCTAGTAGGGAGGATGTTGGAATAGTTGGCCATTTTGAATCCACCATAGGCATAAACCCAGCAGTCTAGGGCCTCATTCCTTGGCCTAATTTGCTTATAGTATTTGGTTTTCTGGCCTGATACATAGCGATAGGAGGGAACCTCGGCAACAATCTGTTTAAAAAATTCTTCATCGTACTCTGGATTGATAGAAATAGCATGCTCCGGGAAATGAACATAGCCGGGGCCTTCTGTGTCAATCTGGAGGTAGCTGAATAATTGATCCTTGATGGAGTCAACGCCTAAATCATATCTGAGGATGTTCCTTGGTCCTGCTGGAGCCCCACGGGCCGGGGTCATTGGAGCCCCTAGAACTGAGGATCCCTTGATAGGGACAATTTGAGGCCATCGCTTGTGAACAAAATTGTATACCTGGGAAGTGAAGTGACCTCCAGTATCGACACAGACCCGGTCTAGGGGGATGGATGCCCCTGATTCATGGGCGTAATCGCTATAGATCACGCTTTCCAGTGTTTCCCAGGCCCTGGCTAGGCCGGGGGACTCCAGAATGATGCCATGGCGTATTAGCCAGCTTTCATCATCTTTGCCCCAGCCCCACACCGAATACTCTAGGCGGTCATCCTGTACGTCCACGCCCATGGTGAGCATCCCGACACCGTAGGGGATGGGGTAGCTGTAGCGTTCACGCCTATTAAAGATAGAGTTACTTGATATCTGGTTAGGTGCCTTTTCTTCCCACGGTTGGCCTAGTCTCTCATTGATGAAGTTTTTTAGCTTCAATTGGTCCATGCCGATATCCAACCATTCCCGGACAATGGCCACCAGTCCACCAGACAGGGGACTGATTAAATCATTAAATGAGAAGCCAGGGAAACCGGCCCTTTCAGGGCTGTGGTTTGTAACGCGCCATTCGCCCTTGCGAACCATTGGCATACGCTGTAACTCGGATATATGCCCCTTACATGCTATGCACTCTATATAGATATCATCCAG